ACGAGGAACCCGGTTCACCTTACGGGGTTTCCCCGGCGATGCACGTTTTGCCGGCGCTCAAAACTCTAAACGCCGAGAAAACGGTCTTTCTGAAACAGGGGCACCGGGCGGCTGATCCGGTGCTGTTGACCCACGACGACGGCGTGATCCCGAATACCCGCCCTGGGGCATTCAACCCCGGCGGCATGAATGCGGATGGGCGGCCCCTGATTGGGGTGTTACCGAGCGGTGACATCCAGATCAGCAAGGAGATGATGCAGGAAGAACGCCAGCTCATCAACGATGCCTTCCTGGTTTCGCTGTTCCAGATATTGACTGAGAGCCCGCAGATGACGGCGACCGAGGTCATTGAGAGGATCAATGAGAAGGGCATCCTGCTTGCCCCAACGGTGGGTCAGCAGCAGAGCGGATACCTTGGCCCGCTGATTGAGCGCGAACTCGATCTGTTGGCCGACATGGGTCTGTTGCCGCCGATGCCGCCGCGGTTGCGTGAGGCGCGTGGGGAGTACCAAGTCGTCTATACGTCGCCCCTGGCCAAGGCCATGCGCGCCGGGGAGGCTTCCGGATGGATGCGGTTGCAGCAGGAACTACGCGAGACTTTCGCGGTCACGCAAGACCCATCGCTGTTCGACCGTCTGGATTACGATGCGGCTGTCCCGGACCTCGCAAACATCCATTCGGTGCCGGAACGATGGTTGGCGTCGGACGAGGATGTTGCTGTGAAACGGCAGAACCGGGTGAAGCAGCAGCAAATCCAGCAGCAAATCCAGGCGGCGCCGGCCGCAGCCGCGATGATGAAGGCTCGGGCGGCGGCGGGTGAGGCCGGGCAGGCGGAGCCGGGGATGTGACATGGCGGACGACATGAGGGGGCGCGTCGAGCGGCAGCTTGAACGTGAAACGTTCGAAACTCTGCGGGAGCGGAAACAGAGCTACCAGCTTTCGCTCCGATCGGTTGCCGGGCAGGCGGTCCTCCACGATCTCGCCCAATTCTGCCGGGCGTCCGAGAGCACGTTCGACCCCGATCCGCGCGTCCATGCGCTGAAAGAAGGGCGGCGGGAGGTCTGGCTTCGCATTCAGGAACATCTCGATTTGACGCCGGAGGAGCTGTTCGCGGTCAAGACCCGGCGCACTTTCAACCCACAAGTTCTGGACGACCCAACGGAGGATGACAATGGCTAATACCCCGCCACCCAATAACCCGCCGCCCCCGAGCGATCCGCCGCCGAAACCGTGGTACGACGGCAAGGCTGACCAAGAGACGGTTGGATATATGCAGGCACGGGGGCTTCACGATAAGCCTGCGGATGACGTTGCGCTGGCCGCCATCCAGGCACACCGCGAAGCGGAGCGTTTGCTTGGTGTTCCGAAGGATCAACTGGTGCGACTTCCCGCGGCCAACGACGAGGCGGCGCAGCGGGCGTTCTGGCAGAAGTTCGGCATGCCGGCCGAAGCCAAGGACTACGACTTCCCTTCTCTGAAGGACAAGGATGGGAAAGTCACGGACGCCGCGTTGGATCAGGCGGTGCGGACAACGGCTTTCCAGTTGAACTTGCCGAAAGATGCGGCGTCCCGGTTTGTCGAGGCGATGATGAAGACGCAGACGACGGCGGCGAAGGATGCCGAAGCTGCGCTGGCTACGAAACTCGACGAGGGGCGGGCGGAATTGCAGAAGAACTGGGGGGCGAACTTTGCCGCCCATAAGATCGTGGCCCAGGAGGGGGCGAAGAAACTGGGTCTGGACCCCGAGATCATCAATTCGCTGGAACAGACGGCCGGGTACGCAAAGACGATGGAAGCGTTGCGCCGGGTTGGGGCGGCTTCGGCGGAGGATACGTTCGTCCGCGGCAACAAGGACGTGAACGATGGGGTTATGACGGCAGAGCAGGCCAGCGAGAAGCTGGCGCAACTCAAGGCCGACGAAGTGTGGCGGCAACGCTATCTGAACGGTGGGGTCGCGGAGATGCGGGAGTTTCAGGTTCTCACTAAGATCATCTCAGAAGCCCGGTCTGGTACTCGATAACCCTTGGTCGCGGTTGGGTTTTTCACAACGCGCAAGAAAATTGCGCGTTGTGGGATTTTATTGCTTGACAGGGGGCGTACCGCGCAATAATCTTACGGCCAATCTGGCCTCCGCTGTGATCGGGTACGGCGTCAGGGGAAACCATTTCAAGGGTGTGACCCATGAGCCAGAATCTTCTGAACCTGTTCACCACGCAGTTCTCGACCAACCTGGAAATGATCCTCCAGGACAAGATGTCGAAATTGCGCAGCCGTGTCGCCTCCGGCACCCATGTTGGCAAACAGGCTTCGCCGGTCCAGTATATGAACCCCGTCAAGGTCCGCCGGGCGCCTGGGCGGTTCACGCCAATCGGTCGCGTGGACACGGACTTCTCGCGGCGGTGGGTCTTTCCGGTGGATAGCGATCTGCCACAGCTCGTTGATACGTTCGATGAGCTGAAGACCATCAATGACCCGAAGTCCGGTCTTGTCATGTCGGCGGCTGCGGCGTTCGGCCGCGACTACGACGATGCAATCATCGGCGCTGCGTTCGCTTCGGCCTACACGGGTGTTGATGCCGGATCGCTTGCGGCGGAGACGTTTGATACGTCCAAGTATCAGATCGCTTCGACGTTCGGGGCCTCTGCGGCGACCGGCTTGACGGTTCCCAAGCTGATCGAGCTGAAGCGGCTGATGCGGTTCAATCACGTCGATCTGGAAGCGGAGCGGCCGGTGATTGTGCTCGGCTCGCAGCAGGAGAGCGATCTGCTCAACTCGGCGGTCGTGACCAGCCGCGACTTCAATGAGCGGCCGGTGCTGTCTGAAGGCCGGATCACCAGTTTCCTTGGGTTCGACTTTGTGTTCAGCGAGCGCCTGTCCACGGCCTCGAACGTGCGGAACTGTATCGCGTTTGTGAAGTCCGGCCTCTACCTCGGCATCTGGAAGGATGTCCAGAACAACATCACTCAGCGGACGGACTTGACCGGCCAGCCTTGGCAGCTCTACAGCCTGGCATCCTACGGCGCCACGCGGTTGCAGCCGGGTACGGTGTATTCGGTGCTCTGCTCCGACACGTCCGCTGCGGACATCACCCCGTAACGTCGCGGGTTTCTTCAAGGGAGAACGACTATGGCTGTCGATCATGTCAAGGCCCCCGGCATCACGAACGGTGACGCCACCCCGCGGGTTCGCAATACCGCCGGCCAGGGAGGCGCGCACGCTCGCGTCTTCGTGGATGACGGCTACGTGACTGCGGTCGCGTCGTCTTCGGCGGACGCTACGTACCAGTTGGTCCGTGTACCTTCCTGGGCGAAGGTCAAGTCCATCGTCTTCGAGAGTGAGGCGCAGACGGCCGGCAAGTTCGACCTTGGGGTGTACTACGCGACAGATGGTTCGAAGAAGGGCGCTGCGACGGCACTCCTGGCCGCCGATGCGATCGACCAGGACTTCTTCGCTACTGTGATCGACTGTGCATCGGCGGTCACGCCGACTGAAGTTGTCAACGAGAGCGGCACCAACACTCTCGACAAGCGTGGTCAGCCGCTTTGGCAAGCCATCGGGCTCACGTCCGACCCGCAATGCAACCTCGACATCGTGGCGACGGTGAAAACTACTGCTGTCACGACCGGCACCGGCAAATTTGGCGCCCGAGTGATGTGGACCGACTAACGAGTACCTGCGGGCGGGGGCGACGGCTTCAGCCATCCCCCTCCGCTCGATCCTGAACTCTCGCCCGCAGGGCCACTAGGACCAGCACCGATGGCGGCTCTTAAGATTACTCTCGGTTCAAGCTATGGGTCCGGTAAATACGGATCGTCGGTTGCGTTGTCGAAAGAACTGTCGGTTCTGACCGATGCTGTCGATACGGCACAGGCGCTTGCGGAGGCGAATGGAACGATTGCCGGCGACGGTACAGCTCTCGGACTTGTTCAGGCCATTGGGACGGCTTTCGCGGCGGTCAAGACGGCGTTGAGCGCGAATGCGGTTCTGTCGGTGGACACGTCGGTAGTGACGAGCATGAATGCGCTCGACGCGGTTCTGAAAGCGGCCAGGGCACAGATGCAACAGATGGGGACTAGCTAATGGGAAACAAATTTATCAGCTCCAACCGCGGTAAGGCTCTCACCAAGCAGGCGGATTTCACGTTCGACACATCCAGCACGGCTGGCGACGATCTCGAAATTCGTATTGCGGACGGCGCTTCTCTCACGCGCGCGGATGTCATTCGGTTCTGCGACGGCATCAAGCGTATCATGCAGAGTGGTCAACTGGGGGGGATGAATTTCCCGCTCAAATAAGGTGCTACTATGCCCGGCCGGATTGACAGCAACATCACCGCTACAACGAGCGCCTTCAAGTTGCAGGGCGGTAAGTATGGAGTGAGTGCGAAGGGAACATGGGGAGGGGGCAGTTCCAAGTTGCAAATCCTGCTGGCCGACAATACGACGTTCGTCTCGGTTGCGAGCGGTACGGATTTTACGGCGGATGGCTACGCGACGGTTGATCTGCCGCCGGGGCAGTATCGCTGGACGGTGGCTACGGCAACGGCGCTCTACCACGCGATCGCACGCATCCCTTATCGGAGTAACTGAATGTGGCTGCGTTCAACAAGTTCAACTCGTTCGTCGAGGCTATTGCGGAGAAGGTCCACAATCTCGGATCGGACACGCTCAAGGTCGCGTTGACGAACACCGCCCCGGTCGCCACCAATTCGGTTCTGGCGGGCATCACTCAAATTGCCAACGGGAACGGCTATACCACGGGCGGCACCGCGGCTACTATCTCCAGCTCAGCACAATCGAGTGGCACATATAAGTTGGTCTTGGCCGATGTTGTGTTCACGGCTACTGGTACGATGGGGCCATTCCAGTACGTGGTGCTCTACAACGACACCGCTTCGAATGACGAGCTGATTGCATGGTGGGACTATGGCTCGGCGGTTACGATGGGGAACGGCGACACATTTACGGTGGATTTCGACGGCGCGAATGGCGTCCTGACAATCACTTAGCCGGAGCATCCTATGCCCGCGCCATCTGACCTCGTTCATGAACAGACGGCCTCGACTGGCACCGGCAACCTGACGTTGGTGAACGTCAACGGACGGCGGTCGTTCAATACGGCGTTCGGAACGGGGGGCACAGACCTATTCGACTACTTCATCGGCAATCGTGATGCAGCCGAATGGGAACGCGGCACCGGGCACCTGTCCGCCGCGGCCACTCTGGTTCGTGATACCGTTCTGGCCAGCAGCAACGGTGGCTCGGCGGTGAATTTCTCGGCGGGCACGAAGGATGTCGTCAACGATATCCCCGCGGCCAAGCAGGCTCGGTTGGACGGGGCGCAGACGTTTACCGCGGCGCAGGCCGTGGCCGCGTTGCTCGACATCCAGCAGGATATCCGATGGTCCGGGGATATCTCTCCTTCGCAGATCACCGCCGACCAGAACGACTACAACCCGACCGGCCTTGCCGCCGCGAGCGTGCTGCGGCTGTCGTCCGATGCGGCGCGCGCCATCACCGGGCTGGCCGGTGGCACCGACGGCCGGGTGATGGGGATCGTCAACGTCGGCTCAAACGAACTGCGGCTGGCGGCGGAAAACGCCGGATCGAGCGCGGCGAACCGGTTCGCGCTGACCGGCGACCTGGTGCTCAAGGCCAAAGAGGGTGCGCTGCTGATCTACGACGCCACGTCGTCGCGCTGGCGCGTGCTCGCCTCTGACGTGCAGAAGCGCGACACGCTGACCGGCAACCGCACCTATTACGTTCGAAAAGACCTCGGTACCTGCACAGTGACGATTGCCAGTCCGGGGGTGGCCACCAAGACGGCGCACGGGCTCGCGATCGATGACCGGGTGGTGTTTGCGATCCTGCCCAAGGCGCGATCCTGCACCATCAGCGAAGCCAATCCCGGCGTGGTGACGCTCACCGCGCACGGGTTTTCCGCTGACCAGCCGATCGTGTTCGAGCGTACCGGCCGGCTGCCCAAGAACACCACCGCCGGTACGACCTATTACGTCATCGCCACCGGCCTGACGACGGATGCGTTCCAGTTCTCGGCCAGCGTTGGCGGCGCAGCGGTGGACACTACGGCACCGACTTTCACGGTAACCATCGCTTCGCCCGGCGTATTTACGTTGACCAGCCACGGACTGGCGGTTGGGGATGTCGTTTATTTCGCCACCACTGGCGCGCTACCGACCGGGCTGACGGCGGGCACGCGCTACTTTGTCAAGACCGTGCCGACCGCTGATACGTTCACGGTGTCGGCGCAGCCGGAGGACGCCGCGATCAATACGTCCGGCACGCAATCCGGCACTCACACGCTGGTGCAGGGCGGATCGCACCGCTGCCATATGACCGGCGCGCTGCCGACCGGGCTGACGGCGGGAACCGCCTACTGGGTGCAATCGGTGCCGACTGCCGACACCTTCACGGTCGCGGCGACCCAGGGCGGCGCGGCGATCAACACCTCCGGCTCGCAATCCGGCATTTTTAATCTGGCGACCGGCAAGGACACCAACTCCGGGCTGGCGAACACCGCGGCCGGCGCGTTGCTCACCATCCAGGCGGCGATCAACGTGATGGCGCTGCTCGACATCAACGCCAAGATCGTCACCGTGCAACTGGCCGATAGTCGCTACGCCGAGGCGGTGACGCTGAAGAACGTCGTCGGTTTTGCGGTGGCCGGCGATCTGGTGGTGCAGGGCAACGCCACCTATCCGGAAAACGTCACCGTGGCGGCGAACAATTGTTTCACCGCCACCGCTCTGTCAGTGATCTGGGACATCAAGAATATGCGGCTTGAGGCCGGCACCGGATGGGGCATCCAAGCCTACAACAAGGCGACGATCCGCTACAGCGGCATCAACTTCACCGGCACGACGCCGACCGGGCACGTCGTGTCGTACTCTGGCTCTGACGTGAACGCCATCGGCGCCTGTTCGGTGTCGGGCGGCAGCCCAGTCTACCATACCTACTGCGCCCAGAGCGCCCGCCACAGCGGCGCGTTCTACGCGGTCACGCTCTACAACCAGCCGACGTTCTGGGCGTTCGCCCGCGGCAACAACCAGGGCTACACCGTCTGGGCCTCAGCGACCTTCAACGGCGCCTGCAAAGGCCGCCGCTGCGCCGCTTACTCGCACGGCCAGGTCGATACTGCCGGCGGCGGCGCGCAATTCCTGCCCGGCGACACGGCGGAAGACATCAACACGGCGACCTATGGGTTGCGGATTTGAGGTGAACCATGTTTGAGCCGTCCAACTGGTACTGGCGCGTCGGCAACGACGCCGGGCGCGTCTACTCAAGCAAGGCCGGCGACTATGTTGCCGACAACGATCCGGCGTTCCTCGCCTGGGGCACGACTGGTCTGGTGCCGACCGCGATCGCGACCGAAGCCTTGCTCGGCCAAGTGCTCGCACCCTACCGGCTGCGGCCGGCCGTGTCCGCCGCAGGCGTCCTTAACGGCTATCTCGACGAGCACGCCGGGCGCGTGACGATCGAAGTGCCGGCCAAGCTGTTCATGTGGCTGGTCAACGAGGTTCGCGCGCTCAAGGGCCAGCCATCGTTCACCGCGCAACAGTTCCGCGGCTTCGTCAAGGGGCAGATGTGATGCGGGCGCTCATTCGGTGGCTGATCCTCTGGGCCGTGCCGGAATTGGTTCGGGGTGAGGCGCAACATGACCCGGCCGGGCTCGATCATCTCGCGCGTGGCGGATCATGATTGGCGGTAACATAGGGCACCCGATTGGCGGGGCCTACGGAGCGTGGCGGCGAGCGATTGCCGGCGCCAGCAGCTTTACGCTGACCGGAGTTGCTTCGTTACGCCACCTGGCCATGAACTCAGTGCGTGGGGTATTCACGTTCACCGGGATCGCAGCGGTGTTGCAGGCAAGCCGCGGTATAGTTGCGGTAGCGGGAGCGTTCGTATGGAGGGGGTTTCGGGTTGATCTGGACATTTACCGATGGGTCAGGCAACATACCCGCCCGCGACAGACTGATCCGATCCTGTTCAAGACCCGCGAGAACCAAGCCTCTCTGGCCCAAGTTCGGGAGACGGCGGCGCGGCTTTTCCGGCGTAGGAGCACCTGATGTTCGTTGACAGCCTCGACATTGCTAACCGGGCTTGCCAGCACGTCGGCGTGCGGCGGATCGCTTCGCCTACGGAAGACAGCCAGCAGAACAACGAGATCGCCTTTTGTTACGATAAGGTGCGGCAGGCAGAGCTGCGCCGGAACGTGTGGCGCTTCTCGATTAAGTACGCCATGCTGCGCGCGATTGACAGCAATACGTTCGTGCTCGACCCCGCCGCTTGGGATGGGCAAGTTACATATCCGGTCGGCAGCATCGTCAAGGATGGGAATGGGGAGCGATGGGTCTCTGTGACAGCGGAGAACCTGAACAACGATCCCGCGGACGGCGTGGGTTGGGACCGCTACTTCGGCCCGATGACCGTGCATCTGTGGGATATCGACACCGACTACTCGATTGGCGAGCTGGTCTATAAGACGGCCGGCAATCCAGGTGGGTACGTCATCTATATGTCGCTGCAAGACAGCAACGACGACACGCCTTCGACGGCGGAAGCGTGGGCCAGCACGACGACGTACAATCGCGGCGATGTCGTCTCCTACGGCGGCTATCAGTGGCGCAGCCTGATCGAGTTGAACTTGAACGTCACCCCTGCCGTGGCCCCCCTTGAGTGGGTGCCGAACAATACCTACTCGTCCGGTCAGACGGTTCTCGGGACGGACGGATACATCTACACCGCCGCGGCCAGCAACAACACAAACCACGATCCGGTCGGGGACAGCGGCGCGTGGTGGACGAACAGCGGCAATCCGGCGGCGTGGGCACGGGTTCCTGAAGTGTATGCCAGCGCGAACTCGTGGTTGCCGATCTACGCCGGCATGTCGCGCATCCAATTGCTGTCGCCAGCTCCGGCGAACGGTATGAGCCGCTATCGGTTGCCGAGTGGTTATCTCTACGAGGCACCCGACAACAAGGAGGGATCGTATGCTGTTCTTGGCGCTTCGTCTCATCGCTCCTACTCCGACAAACGCTTCGAGGGCGACTTCTTCGTTACCGGCGATGCCGGGCCGATCCTGTTCCGGTTCGCCGCCGACATCACTGATGCCCGCAAGATGGACCCACTGTTCTGCGAGGGGCTGGCCTGCCGGGTTGCGGCTGAGGTTTGTGAGCCGTTGACGCAATCGAACGCCAAGATGCAGACCATTGCTTCGGCGTACAAGCATTTCATGCACGACGCCCGCATCCGCAACGCGATCGAGATCGGGGCGCGGGAAATCGACGAGGATGAGTTCATCAGTTGTCGGGCATGACCAATGGCCAACGCATCCTATATGCAATCATCGTTTTTGGGTGGGGAGTGGTCGAAGTCGGCGCAGGGTCGAGTTGACCGCCCGGAGTACCGCACCGCGATGGGTCGGTGCTTGAACATCATTCCTTTGGACACCGGGGCAGCGGCTCGTCGTCCGGCGTTTCGGGATGTCGGCTACACCCGTCGCGGAAATCCGGCGGTCGTACGGACGTACACGTTCTCTGAGGCCGGTGCACATAGTGTCGAATTCACGGAGGGGTACGCCCGCTTCTACGACGGTTCGCGCCTGGTGCCGCATAATGACGCGGTTCAGGTAGATAGTATTTCGGCGGATACGCCCGCGGTTGTGACGGTACGTTCTGCCGTTACATGGGCAACAGATATGTTAGTCCGGTTCCGCGATTTGCCGGCTGCATCCGGGGCTCTCTGGAACCGGGAGTTCCGCATTACCGTTTTGAGTTCGACCACTTTCAGTCTCCAGGATGCCCTCACCGGCGCGGATTTTGATGGTGCTCAGGTCGGGGATGTCTTTGGGGCTTTCGTTGAGCGGGTCCACGAAGTCGTAACCCCATACGGGAGTGCGCAGTTGGACGGCCTCCGTATGGTACAAGTCAATGACCAATTCGACAGCCTCGGAATTTTGTTGAATTCCAGTGTGGCCCCACAAGTATTGTCGGTGGCTTCTGCGCCGACAGAGACGGCCTTTGCTTCGTTCTCTCTTGCGGCGGCTGACTTTCGTGACGGTCCCTACTTGGATGCGTTCGAAAACTCGTATGTTACGCCATCCGCTCTGGCAGGGGTGGTTGCACTAGAGTTGTCGTTTGCATCTTACGACAGTGCCAAGGCATATGCGGCCGGGGATTTCGTGACGGACAGCGGGGTTCATTACCAATCGCTTGTGGCCGCAAATCAGGGCAAGACACCTGCATCTTACCCGGCCTACTGGGGGGCAGTCGCGGCAACGACTGTGGTTAACAACGGCCGCGGCTTCTTGTCCTCCGATATCGGGCGGCATGTTCGGCTACATTCGGAACCGCCGCTCTGGGACGCGGCTACGACGTATGCCGCAGGGAACCCTGTGACGTACAACGGCGTGTACTACAAGTCACTTGTCGGGTCTAATACGGGTAACCAACCGGGGCTGGATGCAACGAAATGGTCGGTCGATCCGTCTGCTCATCGGTGGACATGGGGTAAGATTGTCAGTCTCTCGCTCGGGTCGTTGGTAATGGTCGAGCGTTCTGTCGGGTCGGCTATAGGGAATTTGACGAGCGGGGGCGGGCTTGCTGCTGCTTTTGATGGGACGACTTCGCAGGGATACGCCGCGTCGGCTCACAACCATACCTCAACATCCGACGCATATATCGGGAAAGACTATGGGGCCAATGCCTTCATCCCCGCTTTGGCTCGGGTGTGGGCGACGAATGATGTCGGGCTGAAAAATGGGAGTAATCTTCCCATATACACCGCCATCAACGTCCGTGGGAGTAACACCGCCCCCTCGTCTCCCTCGGACGGAACACTCATCGGGGCCTATGGAGTTCTGGCCAACGACATACCGAATGGAACCTACTTGGACATCCCGTGTTTCGGAGCGACTGCGTACCGCTATATATGGGTCGAATTCTCCCCGTCCGTGTATGAAGGCGTCCGGCAACCCACCGGGGTCGCGGAACTGCAATTTTTCCAGTTGAGCGGGGCGGCGAGTGATAATGTCGGCGTGCAAATTCTCGGAGAGGCGCTTCTCTATACCTCCGCGGTGCGCACTTGGCGGCTCGGGCTCTACAGCGACACAACCGGGTGGCCGCGTTGCGGGGTGGGGCACGAAGGCAGACTTTGGCTGGCCGGCGTTATGGCGAACCGGATTGACTTCTCGCGGTCGAACAAACCGTTCGTGTTCTCCCCGACTGAGACGGACGGCAGCGTGACGGGCTCCTGCGGGGGGTCGTATATCTTCAACACGAAGGATCGGAACGACATCTTCTGGATGGAGAGCGGTCAACAGGGCATTCTCTGTGGTACCCAGGGTGGGGAGTGGATGGTGCAAGCTACACAATCGAGTGAGCCGTTGACCCCGACGAGTATCCAGGCGCACCGCCGAACTTTCGTGAAGTGTGCAAATGTCGAACCAGTCCGTACCAAGAATACGTATGTGCTCGTTCAAGAGTTGCGGCGGAAACTGATTGAGTACTTCCCGGAAGTCAGTTCCGGCAATTTCTGCGCCCCCGATCTTTCTTGGGGGGCAAAGCAGATGACGGAGGGTAAGATCAAACAAATTGCATTCCAGCAGGAACCGTCCCCGGTTGTGTGGATGGTGACGCAGGATGGGCAGTTGCGAGGGATGACATATCAGCGCGACAGTCTGATTTCGGCCAAGGAAGCGGAGCTGAAAGGCTGGCACCGGCATGTACATGGCGGGGGTCGAATGATCGAGAGCATAAGTGTCGGTCCTTCGGATGACGATCTGGAGACCCTATTTGCGGTAACGCGAGACGTAGCCGGCCAGTATCATGTGGAGATGCTTCAGCCGGTCGTGAGTGAAGATATCGACTTGAAATCCGGTTGGTATCTGGACGGCGCCATGCGGGCCGGATACCTGTTGGTGAGCCCGACTGAAGTCGCGTTTCATGGTCTTTATCCGTTGGTCGGGCAGACCGTTTCGGTTTTTTACGGAGGGCTCGATCTTGGGGAACACGTCGTATCTACCACTGGGTCGGTTACGATTGCGTTTGCCAGTGCGGCGGCGGTCGCGGCCGGGCTCACGCTGGAGTACGCCCTAAGTCTCGGCCCATCGGCGGACACGTTGTTCGGGTTCAAGTATGCGTCCCAGGGGCAAATACTGCCTCCGATCGACCCACGGGAGGCCGGGGCGCAGAATGGGCCGGGGTTCGGCAAAACGCAGCGGGCTCACCAGATTGCTATCCTCTTGGAGAGTTGCCGCGGGCTGGAAATAGGGACGGATTTCGACCATATGCGGGACGCACAACTCTCGACCTCCGGCGGCCGGCGGCTCGGTTCGACCGACTTGTTTTCCGGTATGCACCACGATACACTGGGTGGGGAGTACACCCTTGGCACCCGCCTGTGTTGGCAGATAACGGGGCCTTTCCCCGGCACGGTACTGGCAATCGGGGGCTTCCTCTACACGGCGGATCGGTGACATGGCTTTCGGTGCGGAAGCATTCGGGGCGTTCGGGGGGGCGGCACGGGACTTGTTCCAGGGTCTCGGAGCGTTTACCACGGCTGAGGGAAAACGGATCGAGGCTGCCAATTTTGACATGGCGGCGAAGTTTGCTCAGCAGAATGCAGTTTGGGCGCACGCGAACATCGCTGTTAAAGAGGCGATGAACCAGCGGAAGGCGTTCGGGCTGTTGGGAGCACAAGGCGCCGCGGTGGCGGCGTCCGGGTTTGCAGCAGGCGGCAGCGCGATGGACATCCTGGCGGACAGTGTTTCCCAGGCTGCGATCGAGAAAGCCCTAGCCACCCAACAAGGGCTCATTACGGAATTAGGGTACAAGGAACAGGCGCGGTCCTATGCGGCGATGGCGGAGAGCGCCCGCATGGCCGCGGAGGCTGCCGACATGGCGGGGTGGGGTAACTTGATCGGGGGCGCGTTCAAGCTCGGGACAGGGCTCTTTTTCCTGTGAGATGACACATGCCGCAAATTCCGCAGTACGACAGTAAGATTGAGGGCATGCAGTTGACCGACCGGGCTGCGGATGCACGTGTCCGCGCGGGTCGAGAGATTTCCGCGAACTACGGCGTAGCCTCGTCGTTCCTCAACCGCATCGGGGAGGAAGCGAACGAGACGATTAAGATGGTTGGCGGGATCGCGACGAAGGCGGAGGAATACGAAGCCAAGCGCGAGATCGGCCACGGAGCGGTAGGCTACACGGGGTTGTTTGCCACGCTAACGAAAGATTGGGAGGACATGACCAAAGGGGCGGACCCCAATGACCCCACTCTGGCCGAGAAATTCAACCAGCATGCAGAAGGCCGGATTGAGAGGTTCCGTCAGGGGTTCGCGACCGAAAAGGGGCAGATGTGGGCCGAACAGCGGGTAGAGGCCCTGCGGAACCATCTGCGGGTCAAGACTACGGC